GGTACGAGTATCTCGGTCTGAAGTCGCCCAAAGGCCGACCCGATCCGTTTTGCAAGCTCTCGGGATTCAATAGCAACCTCAGTGGCGCTACGAACAGGACCAGCAGGATCACGCAGATCGTTGAACAGTGCCAACTTGATAGCGTTTTGTAGCTCCACGATTTCAAATTGCGCGAGAGCAAGGTTCGATCCTGTATCGAGACGTTGAATAGAAGGGTTGTTGGTGTTGTTTGATCCGACTGGGATCACGACACCCGGTGCAATCACCATATTGTACGGGTTAGTAACGCCGTCGTCAGTAGCTGTATACATACCAGCAAGGTCGATTGCGGCCTTCTGCAATACAAACTCTTTGGCTTTGTTCAATGAGCGTACATCAGGCAGTGATTGCATAGCTGGACCGCGACCACGTATCTCGCCAGCCACCTTAGTGTAGCGACCAGTAACCCAAGGGCTTGATTGCCCGAAGTCTTCAGTCCATGAGAACTGATTTTCCTCTGCCACCCATAGGCAACCGTAATACTTCTTGTCTTTGGGATCGAATATGACGCCCTCAGATACACGGACCTCACTGTTGGGGCTGTTCTCGATCATGTTGCGGATCTTCTGTGACGCCTCAAAGCCTCGCCACATACGCTCTAGCAAGCGAGCCTTAACCTCAAACCGTCGCCAGTGCGTCTCAACACCGCCGTATGGCCCCTCTTCAAACGCGATACCCTTCTGCGGGATCGTGTTGAAGCAGATAGGATTGGTCTCATCGTCCGTCTCTTCAATCTTCATGGTGGCCGTGCCTACCAATAGATCGAGTGCCGCCTCATAAAACTGCGTATGGAAGTTGGAACGGTTGATATAGTCGAATACCAGTTCGCATTGCTGGTCTAGGTTCGCCCGGATGTCCTCTTCAGACACGTCGAACTGACCTGACTCGACAAGACGGACTATTTCATCGGTAGGCTGGAAGGTAGCCCAGCGCGACATAATCGGAGCAATGTTCTCTTGTAGCTTGCTCGCGCCCTGTTGGATAGCTGTCAACGCAGTCGAGTCGAAGATGCGTTCCATCTTCTTCTGTCCCTTGTCATCACGGTCAAACAAGTTGCGCTGAGGTAAGAAGTATTCATATACGTCCTGTAGCTGATCGTGCCACATCGACTGTGTATTGAACGCTTTTTGCTCTCGTTCCTTGATATCTTGGATCGAGCCTAGATGCGGGGGCAAGCTCATAGGGTTTACCTATACAAGTTGTGATCGGGTGCCGTTATATGGACCTGAGCGTCCACCAGCACGACGAGGAGCGGCTCCGCCCATTCCACCCATACCCAACATGGTACGAGCGGGAGCGGCACGTCCTGCGCCACCTGCGGCCTCAGTACGAGTACGAGGTACGCCAGCGAGAAGTGACTTGGTGCCTAACTTATCGCGAGCCATTGCACGGAAGCGCTCTTCCTGCTCTCGAATCTCTTCATCCAATGCCGCCGCTTGACGACGCTCAACAGCAATTTGCTGTGCTGTGGGCTTAGGTGCCTTTGGTGATCTCACTTGATTATCTCCTATCCTAAAAGAGTAGAGCGAGGGGCCAATCTAGTTGCATTAGCGCCCATTCTTGCGCGCCGCTCGGCTCTTGCTTCTTCAGCATTTGCGGTCGGCGTCGTAGTAATCGTGGCGTCCCTAGTAGCCGCCTTCCTCTTCACTTTCTTAAAAAGTCTGCCTGCCATTTATCCCATCCTCAGTGAATTGCGGGTTGTTTCCTTCCCGTTACGTGTAAAGGTTTCGCCGTCGTAGCCAATTACATTTTGAGGCTTTCGCTTCTTGTCTTTAAGGCCAAGCTCACCCAAAAGACTTTTGCCTCGTCGCACTCGGTCGATCTTTCTAAACACTTTCCGGTGTGACTTACCGATACCTCTCACGCTTTGTCTTAGCTTTCCGGCCATGCCTGATTCTCCAAATACCTATATAACTGGTATGGCGTCCATATGAACGGCTTGTTAATTCCTAACACCTGCTTCGTATATCCGACACAAGTGTTCAACATAAATAGCCCACGCTTGGGCCTAGTAACTTTGGATTTTATCAGAATATCGTTCTGGACTACATCCGTAATGTTATCGACGATCATCAGCTCTATGCCTTCCGTTGACTTGCCCAGCGCAAGCCATTGCCCGTCGCGTGGAATGACTACATAACAGTGCTTGATCTCAGGGTGTAGCATCCATGACCACCAATGCGGTCCGTCATCTATGCAGAAAGCCACATAAGCGACATCAGAAGACACTGAACTTAACCTGCGCCCGTTGTGTCTGCCGTTGCCTTGTATGCAAGTTGGTTAGTGCTTGACGGCCTTCACCCTCGCCCTGCAATGCGTACTCTAGCGCCTCGACCGGGTGACTGTATTCGTTCTTGTCTGGCTCATCTGTGTATTTCTCACCCGATAGCTGTAACCGCCGGTAACAGAAGCCGCCCTGTAACCCCTTGCGAATCATCTTTGCTTTGGGGCTGATTAAGAATCGAGGCTTGCCATCCATGCACAGCTCTTTCATGGGTAGTTCAAGAGCCGCTCTCCGCATAGCTGGATCGTTAGACAGCGTGGGAGTACAAGGAATACCAGCCGCTCGTAATATCTTAAATGGTGTGTCGGCATTCGCTTGGTTCTTGTTGTCGCCCGAGGGATCGCCCCAGCCGCGAAACTTAAACTTAGGATAGTTCGCCTCGATATATCGTTTGAGGGTTGGTGCAAAGTCCACCGCCCCTGAGTCAGTCATGCAGAATTCATCGAAACAAATCCAGCGACCCAACGCATCGCGCTGTAGAAAAGCGCAAGCGGGAGTCCGACCAAAATCGAAACCAAGCACAACAGGGGTGTCAGGATTAGGAGCGTACAAATCCCCAATACAGTGTATAGAGTCAGTATAAAGAGGGTGCACCGGCTTACCACTTGAGACGAAGCCATACTCGTTAGCCAAGTTGACCTTGACCCAGTCGTCGGTCTTGCCTTGTAGTCCGCGTCGGTAGTAATCCTCGGGTAAGTTGTTGAGGTTCTCGGCTTTGGTATTGAGATGCCAACCATCTCCCTCCCGATAGACTCCACCGGGTTGACGATGAAACTTCCAACCTTCCGGGCGTTCTTCTTCAGCAAGCTTGTAATACCAGTGATCTTCGTCTGGAGCATTTGAATCCCCCACCATTCCGTAATGAGTCGGTTTGATTCCTTCTTTCATCGACGGGTATCGACCACAACGCAAGTCGAGCATGTCCACAACGCTCTTGGAATGCTCCTTAGCCTCGTTTAGCCACACCCATGTGGTCTGGATACCTCGTGCCTTCTTGACGTGATCAGGGCGATCAAAGGCTATGAAGATGACCTCGCTTCTGACTGTCGTGCCATCCTCCAGCTTAAACTGGATCTTATGCGTTGGTGGCTCCTTGTTGCCCTGCTTGAACTCACCTAGCTCCCCATGCACCTCGATCCAATCCTTGATCGTGGTCGAGAATAGTTCGCTGTAGGTATTACGTGCGGCAATGATCCGACTGAGCCGTACACCGTAGTTGGGATGCGTCTCTCGTGTCACTGGCTTCTGTTCGCACATCAGCTCGAGTAGCTTGAGGATAACTTGGACGGTCTTGCCGGAGCCTAGTGGCCCCATGATGAAAGAGTTACGCGCCCGACAGTCAGCGAACTCTTCGAGAACTTTACCGGGTGGCTTGGTTATGTATTCAATCTTCGCCATGGTTTAAAACCGAGTTACGTAGGATATGTGCCTGCATTACTTCTCGATAATTAAATGTTAGCTCTTCGCCTTTTTTAATGTACCGACCACTAACGACAAAAAAGCCGCAGGGTGTCGGCAATGGATAGCAGTTAGGCTCATCTGAGTGATTGATATATCGACCGAGGATTGTCCGACGCCCATTATCATTTGCCCATCCGACCCCATAGCCAGCAGGCACCGGCGTATCAATAAAGCCGCCGCACCCATGTATCGCTGAATCTGCTATGTAAATGTGAGGGATAGGATCAAAGCAAACATCATCCATCTCTAAAACACGGGACTCAAGATCATCAGATATCCCGTACTCTAGCTTGAACAGTTCGTGGTCACTCTTCGCCATCGAATCTCTTACGCTGTACGGCTATGACTAAATCACCGCCATCTGGGCCAGTGATCTCAGTGGATTTAAGGTCTGGCATGAACTTAGCCATCATCTTGATAGACAGGTCAGCCGCAGACTTCATACGCTGGACTTCAATCGAGTCATATTCCTGCTCCGGATCTAGCAATTTCTTAACAACATCAGCAACATGCGTTTCATACCCAGACGCTTCAATCTTATTCCGCATCTCGGCTTGTCGCGTCTCTCTGTTAAGTTGCGCTCTTGTCTTTGCCACCGAAGATCCTATCCCAGTTATCAGAGTATGCTTTCGTACTACTCTTGGTGAACTTACGTGGTCTTGATCCTTTCCCGCCATTCAGCTCGGGGAAGTGTCTATCCCGCGTTTCCTTGTCTAGCTTACCACGATGATCAGCCATCATTTACCTCAGTTGGAAATGGTCCCCAAAATGATTTCCCGTAACGCTCAAACGCCCGGATGTAACGGCGAATAGTTGTTGGGCTTACATCAAAGATAGTGGCTAGGCTGTCGAACGTAACGCCACTGTGATTCAGCTTTGAGGCTTCTTGTACATCCTTATACGTTAGCTTCATTTATCGCCCTCCCTATCAGCTCAGGTATTGGTGGAACAACTGCATTGCCTAAGCATTTAAGTCTGTGTGACCTAGCGGGAATCCCATTAGCCACTCGACCCACGTCGGGTTCAGCGCTCCACCCGCTTGCGCCGACAATGTTGGTGTATTGCGATTGTATTCCGAAGGATAGGCTCCCTCTTTTGCGTTGTGCGCTGTTGGTGTCGGCCACATCCGCACATACTGCTGCAAGGTTAATTGCGCTCTGTGACCGCTCGGCCTTATCGGTTGCCAGTTGGGTGTCGTTCCTCCCGTGCTCGCCGCCGGGGTAGGCAATAATCCAGATCCGATCTCTGTGATGGTGCGCGCCAAGTTCGGAAGCTGGTATACAGTGCCACTCCGCATCATACCCGATCTGGGAAATGTCCCAAAGAACTCGCTTAAACCAAGCTCCCCGTTCTCCATTAAGCAGGTTTGTGACGTTCTCAAAGATGGCGTATCTGGGTCGAAGCTCCCCAATAAGACGGGCGCACTCTGACCATAGCCCACTTCGGGTTCCGTCTTGTATTCCTGCCTGATTTCCTGAGACTGATATGTCTTGGCAGGGGAATCCGCCTGTAATGACATCGACTCCAATTCCGTCTGAAGCCAGTCGCTCTGCTGTGATTGCTCTAACATCGTCATAGATCGGTACTCCGGGCCAGTTCTTGCGTAAGACTTTCTGAGCGTATGGATCTATCTCACAGAAAGCCGCTGTCTCGAATCCTGCTCGCTCAAGACCGATGGTAAAGCCACCGATCCCAGCGAATAGATCAAGAACTTTCACAATCGACACCTCGAAAGTTTGGATGCCCGTTCTCACCATTGGAATCAATCCACATGGCGACGTTCTCACAATAGAACTCGTATTGGCTGATCTCTTCTTCCATGTCGGCATTACCTACGATGCCCAACACAGTGATAAATAAGATAACCGCGCCGATTACAAAGCCCGGATTCTTGTTAAACATTTCTTGCTCGTACATGACCCATCCCTTTTTTGAGGGGCAAGAAGCCCCGCGACCTTTCCGGCCTGTTGCTACCCTTAACTCAATGAGCCGGGTAGTGTTTTGCCATCTCTAACGCCCGTGCATTTTCCAGCTTGTTGATAGCACATAGATCGAGATACTCGGACTCCGTGAGTCCTTTCAAACGCCCGACAAGTTCACATACTCGATCGAGGTTCTCAATGTGCTTGTAGCCGTTACGAGTGCAGAACATGGCTCTCTTCACAGTAGTACACATGCCATTAGTATAACACAATTTGTAACTTTGCAACCACCCCACCAAAAAAGAATAACAAAAAATGTTGTACTTTTAGTTTTGGATATGTTTTCATGTGTTCATCGGCTGGGGACACAGCCACTAACCAAGGGAATAGAAACATGACTAATTTTTTTACTCGGGACGAAGTAACGCAGTTCGGAAATGTGGTTTGGGATGAGTCACTTACTCAGTGGAATCCAAACAAGACCGACGTTTATCATCACGTTGTTGCGGTTATGAAGGCTGAAGGTGATAACACTTACAGGGCGATGAAGCGGCACTCAAACGGTCAATTTGAGCTTGTCAGTGGCGAGCGCACTTTTAATGATGCCGTCAATGTTCTAATGAAAATGTTTAGTGATAAAGCCGCATAAGCGGCCTTTACTGTTATGACAAGAGCAATCAACGACGACTACCTAATGACTCATCAAGAGATTGCCGATGAGCTAGGTATTACCCGGAGTAGGGTGGCTCAGTTAGAAAAGAGCGCCCTGACCAAGCTCCGGGATCGTTTCATTCTTCGGCAGTATTATCTGGACTATGTTAGTTCCAGCTCTGAATCTCGTAATCAGGATCAAGTTCCTTACGCCTGACCTCATCGCGGTAGTGATCGCCGATATCCTTTCTCAACAGCTTGTTGGTCTTGTATATCTCATTGCGATCCATCCGCAACTTATCCATATGTGCTTCACCCAACTCTTCATTCAGCCAGTCGTGGAAAGCTATCGGATTGGACGTGAAGTATCGGTGGCAGGCATGGCACAGGGCGGTAGCGTTTGACATAGCCCAGCGCACTCGCTTGTTGGCTCTGCCGTAGATATGGGCGCACTCTAACCGATCAGTCTTGTGGCAGTGCAAGCACTTCCCATCGCGTAGCCTTACCGCCTTTGAAAACCATATATCACACGACTCGCGCTTGATTGTTCCCATCGTCTTCCCTCGTGTATTGACGTTCCCGGAGTATGGCCTTCTCGCTGTTCCCGCAGTCACATGACCAGCCTTCCAGCTTGTGAGGGTATTCGCTCTTAAACTGGGGCACCATGATCTTGAAGCATTCAGTGCACTTCATCTGGGGTAAATACGATCTCATACTCCGGCGCTCCATCGTCTATCAATGCGGATACCCATATCTCTGCGAAGTCATCCAAGCTTAAATCGACTGTGATCCCGTTAGCCGCCCAACCTAGAATGTAGACATCACACTCTTTTGGATTCTTGCCACTGGTTGCGCCGCCGATGTCCTGTGTCTTGATAAGCGCTTGACCGCCACCCGGTAAAGGACAGCTGATTATCGGGATCATGCTTTGGGCCTTACAGTTATACGGGCAACTTCACCATCGGTTGAATCATAGGTTATCACCTTCGCGCCACGCTGTGACATAAGCCCGAGACGAGTCGCGTAAGAGTCCCTTGAGGCTAGGGTAGGGTGTTGCTCTGTAATCGCTCCAGCGTCCTCTAAGATGCGTTCTGAGTGATAATGGCCTGAGTGTATATAGGCTATCTTCGACTTGCCCCAGTCTTGCCTGAAACGCGGCTCGCTTGAAAACACTTTGGGAAGGCTACCCATCTTAGCTTTGTGCCCGTGGTGGAAGCACAGCATGACTTCGCCATGTCGGTAAGCGTAGTAAGGGAAGTCGTTATCAATGACCTCAAGCCTTGGCTCGTTTGCGTATAGCTTCCTGATGAACTTGCGTAACCAAATAGAGCCAGCAATATCATGGTTACCCTCGGCGCAAACAAAGACAACCTTTTCGTATTTCTCCAGCATCATGCGAACGGCTTCGTTCATAACCGTCATGGCTATGTCTACGATGCGCGAGTATCTTGAATCGCCTTCTAAAAGATTTTTGCCTGACGGGGTCAATTGCTCCAATCCGTCCCAATGCAAAAAGTCACCGAGATTGCAAAGCAATCCGATCTTACTGTTGGGCGTACTGTCGATCATCTCTTTAATGCTTGAGAGGAATAAATCACGAGCCATGTTGGTGTCATAGTCCTCGCTCGTCTCCTGACCCCAGCAATAGGAGCCGAGATGAAAATCCGTGACGACCAGCAAGGAAAGTAAATCGTCTTGTGTGACCTTCGGTTTCTTGATTGGCTTCCAAGGCTTTATGCCTTCACATGCCAACTCAATCCGCTCGATCATCGTTCGGAACTGAGCTTCTTTGTCAGCGACAGATTTCACCCACTGGCCAATAGGGTTCCCGTCCTGATTGTAGTAGGTAGACACGCCCTTGACCGTGAAGGCATCGGGGACAGTGCGAGTCATGTCATGGCTAGGTGAATAGCCTTGAGCGGCGGCCCTAGATTTTATGGCTTGAAGAGAATCTCTAACAGAAAATCGGGTAATGCCTACCTGCTGGCTAATCTTGGTGTAGCCCAAGCCCTGCTCGTGAAGCTCTACAATTTGTCTCTGTCTGTCGGTATTACAATACTCAAGTAATGACATCATCTCCCCCCGGATAGATGTTAGTTGCGCCTCCCGAATGGCACGTTGATCGAGTATTTTTCGACTAGTAGCCTACTCAAGACCTCGTAAATTTCGTTGACCTCCACGGGATTAATCTTTCTGGTGGACTCAACGCCTGTTACAGCCTTTTGAATTGGACGCCACATATAATCTTTAATCAGGTACATAGTGGGATCAATGGGGACGCCTTCCTTGATAACGGTTTTCATGTCCATACCATGCGCCGCCATAACACTGGCGACCTCTCGGCAATAAGCGTGGATCGCATCGTTCTGCTTTCCGGTTCGGGTGAGAGGAATGATCTCGTAGATATTCCCCTTGTCTTGGTTAGCCCGGATATATTCACAAAACTGATCGGCTTGGAATTTGTTGTTTACAAACCACCGCTCGCTCATGCAGTTACCCTTTCGCCTTCAAAGGTAACGTACTGCCCATACTTCTCGAGACAGTATGCTCGAAACTTTTCCGACTTGAGGTAATCATGGGTGCAATCGTCTAGGAAGCTCCAACTCTTCAAGCCGATTTTACCAGAAGTTGTCTGCATTTTCTCGGCAAATGGGGACACCCCTCGCTCTTGCTGGGATGCTCGGCTTAACCACGACTGTGCAAACCGCTTGCCATCCTTCTTACGTTTCTTTGGATTAGCGTCACACCATGCCGCCATAGCATTCAGCTCGGCAAAGATATCTACCTTTGGAAAAGCATTCTGCCAAAAGATGATTTGCTCATCGTCGGGTTCGTAGTAAGTACCATCATTAAGAATGATCATCGAAGATACCCCTTGTCCTTATAGAAAAACTTTTCCATAAAAACGTGCAACGTATGATCAGGCGGGAAAACGCCGGGAAACTTACGGCCATCATCAAGCATTTCGAAAACCCGGTAGAAGCTGTTTTCAAATCGCTCTTCTAACCTGCTGGCGGCGTCTTCAGCGTCTTCACGATGGTGGTACATACCGTCCATCATGCCTGTTCGCATATCAATTATTAAATACATATCCACACTTCCCTTTTAATGCCGGAGCAAGCTCCGACAAATCAGTTAATTAGTAATGACGAGCTTTGATTACTGTATCGAATCTTGACATCTATCCGCTTGACCTGCTCTCGGCCTGCGGGGCGCATCATGGAGAGGGTCAACTCCGTCTCCGACGTTCTTAGGTTCGTCGGCCTAACGCCCAGTAATCTCTGACAAAAAAGTAGATGAGGGAGGATACGGAATGGTTTTGTAGTGTATAATCCATTCATCTTCTCTGTTGACCCCTTGAAGATATCACGTAGTCCCTCCCTTGGACAAGTGACATGGCCCCAGCGATGGGGCCTTTTTTTAGATAAACCACTCAGCGATTCTTACCGACTCACCATACCGATTCAGTATTGGCTTCATGGTTGTTTGAATTTCGTGACCCTCATGCCTTAGCTCTGAGATACGAGCCGGGGCTTCGATCACCCCCAGCTCATCCCATGCGTTTAGTCTGGTCAACACCTTGCCTTGTTTGAGGTACTGAAGTACCCGATCTTTCTGACTCATGTTTCCTCCCTAAATGGCAGATCAAGAAACGATTCAAAGTCCATATCAAATCGCTCTGCCAAATCCACTGTGCGGCTAAGGGTTGCGTCCTTGCTCTTGCGCCATCTGTGGATTGTCATTTCCGTCACATCAAAGTCCTGCGCCAGTTGTTTATTACTGACGCGGAACTCTTTCTGCGCTGTCCTCAACGACAGGCCAACATTAAAATGGAATGTCGTCACTGAACTGCTCGGTTGCGGCTTGTGTGGTAACGGTGCTTCGGACTTGCTGAACGCCATCCGCATGAACTTTTGCCGGGTCTGGCTCCCATGTGTCGAGCTTGGCATAAATCTTATCTCCGCTTTTTGCTTTAAGAACTTGCAGGTTCACCCAATCACCCGACTGAGCATTCAAAAAGGGGACAAACTCCGACTTCTTGACTGATAGGTTGCACACCACAAAGTCTGGTGCGCTGTCTTTACGCTTGCAGATTAGGCCATCTGCGAACACTGTTTCTTTACTCATGCTGTCTCTCCCAAGATTAGCTTTCTAGCTTCGTTAAATTCGTTGGACTTCAGATCACTACGCTCGGCAGTTGTGAAGATCCCGCCCTTACTAGGCGCTACCCACAAGGCTTTCTTGTCGTCGTTAGTGATCTCGCCCCATGCTTCTGCTACGGCCTCCCATGCCTTCAATGCGAGGTGTTCTTTAATGAAGTACACAGACGCGTAGTTGCGCTGTAGTGCTTCGTTGTGAGCCATGATTGGCCCGGTGTCTTGTTGCTGTTGGATAGCGTTCGCAACCTCATCGGCAGACGCGTACTCAGTACCGCCAAAGCCCAGAGCTGATAGACAGCGACCGATAGCAGAAGTCTCTGCGTTCTCAAGAGCTGAGGTGGCATTGATCTTACTGGAGGCACGTACCTCTTCTGAGTAGCCAGTAGCCAACAAGCGACCATCGTTATCTAAGATGCTGGCCTTCATAATCACTAGCACATCATTGGCTTCGACCAGCTCGGTTGAGATTGTGTAGTCGGGATGGGCCGCTCTAAACTCTGCGACCCGAAGTGCCACGGTCTTATATTCTTTACCGTGGATTTTAACTATTCCATTCATGCTACCTCTCCTGCGACACTTGCCGCGTCCATCATTTGAATTAACTCATAACCACGGGCAAAACCTGCTTCGTAGTCCTGATCTGGTACGTGGCGCTTACCCCAATTGTGGGCCATGCCATCCTCAAAGCCACACCTGTACGCCCGAACCTTGGGGTCCATGTGCTCGCGTAAACCTTTGCTCAACACTTCTTCGGTATCAAAAGTCACTGTCGCGTACCCCCAAGTCGAGCGCCGTCTCAGGCTTGATATCCATTTCATCGGCATACTTTGATTGCTCATCCGCAATGGCTTCAATAGTCATTGGCTTGGCATAGTTCCAAAGCATGGTGCGGAGTTTGTTGACGACATCAGCAGGGTCCATCTGGTCGTTGAAAATCATGTCAACGAATTCCAGCTCGGAGCCAGTCTGGTGTGCGGCGGTAGGTGCAAGCTCGGATGAGTCGCGTTCGACTTGACGCATTAAGTCACGGCGAATGTCCATGTCCTCAATGTAGTCAACATTATCTTCCCAGTTAGGAAAGTTAGTGGCGATTTCATAGAAATCAAATTCTGACATTTTGCTTCTCCCTTGGTTAGTTCCACATGGAACAGATAACACTTTACGTTATCTTTAAGGGGAATGCAACATTATTTGTTATTTAAGAATATGTCCACATAACGGGTGTGGTTTTGCGACCGTCGACATGTATGAAGCCCTTGGCAACGCCTATGCCTCCGAAGCCAAGCTTGAGTGCCTCATGTACGATGTTCATACGCTCAAAGCCATTAGACACTGCGATGTCGGCCGCGAGGCCTTGGCAGTGTGTGCCTGTACCGGGTTGGGCTTTACGTGCCTCAGCAGGATGGGTTGCGGCTCTCCAGCCGGAGGTAATGCGGAACGAGAAGCCACAGTTCTCACGCAAGAGGTCGAGCTTTTCTAGAAACTCAGGGTCCATATTGTCCCCACCTGTTCCGGTATGGGTGCAGTTGAACTCTTCGAGTCTGAAGAACTTGTAGGTCATTTTTTTCTCAGTGCCATCAGCTTGTCTGCGCCACGAATGCCGAAGCTGGCAGAGACAGCAAGGAACAATAAATATTGATACCACTCAGGTAGGGTGTCTAGTGCGGCGAATGCCATGTCAACCCGGTCAATAACATCAACGTCATTCATAGCAATAGCGTAGCCAATCATAAAGACGGGGGCGGCAAGAACAATAGTCCAGAACTCATCTTTCCAGCTACTAGAGGCGGCGTCTGCCATCTTGTTTTCCCAAGCCGCGTCGTTCTCAATAACCTGCAACTTGCGTTCGTGGACAGCCTGCTTCTCAGCGGCCTTTCTTTTGAAGTGGCCTCCGATTAGTTCGGTAACAGGGCCAATTAAAGTTTGCCACATTATCGGATGAACTCAATGACGCCGATGACTAACGGAATGACGGTCATGATAACTATGAGCTGGCGGTTCATTGCGGCATCTAACTTATCGAAGCGGGAGTTATGCTCATCAAGCTGGCGCTGGATGCTCTCGTATCTGATCAGGCACTCTTTCTCATGCGACTCTAGTTTAATCAGTGCTTCTCGTGCCACATCCATTTCATTTACCGCCCTTCTGAAAAATCAACCAAATTAAAAACGCAACAGGTATTGATCCGATTATAACAGTAAATCCCGCCAGAATTTTTTCTTTCATTCGCCTTTGATTGTAAATCGTAAGCTCTCGTTCCCGTAAGATGGTTTTCTGCAACTGCCTAAACTCTTCTAACCCGACATCACCATAACTGTATCGAATTAGCTGGACCACTTCTCGTCGTTGCGCTCTTAACTTCTGTTGTCTTGCAAAGCGTTCTAAGGCTTCAGCCTGTACGCTCTTAGCAAATACTACCTTGCGAAATGGCGACGGCTCTTTCTTGTCGCACT